ACCGCCTTTGGTAATCTTATTGAATAAATCTAGGTCAAAACGAACACGAGATTCTACTGCATGATAAGAATCATAACGAGCATCTGAATCATTGATATAATCGTGACCAACATTATTGTTAAATGTTACACCAAGAGCATCACTTAATAATTTAGGAATTTCACCTTTTGATTTCTTGGTATTTTTATCATCAAGGATACCAACAGATTCCATAATAGCATTATAGATGGCTTTATCTTGGCAAAACTTTTCTGTTTGCTCAATGAGCCATTGTGTTTCAGTTGGTTCATTTTTAACAAGGTTGATTTCTTTGAGAAGGTCAATTGCACTAGATACTTCACCTTCAGTAAGTGATTTCTTTTCTGTAAAATTAATTACAAGAGCTTCGTGTGTTGGTGGGTTTTTATATTTGTGAATGAATTCAAATACTTCACGGAATACTAAGCGTTCACTATTATCTGAAAAATATTCTGCACGAATAAAAGGTAAAACTTTTCGTGTAAAATCTTCATTATAAATCAGGTTCTTGAGTATCGTCTGTTCTAGTCTGTTCATCGTGTGGTTGTTTCGTCAATAATATTTCTGATAAGATGTCACCCATAATGGTATGCAATTTTTCATCATTTGTCAAGGTGTCAATGTCGTGTTCACCTGGATTTACAATAGTATAACCGAATTGTAGTCTGGCAATTTCACCTTCTTCAACAACTCTAGCTTTGTGGTAATGGTAAAGGACTCCTTTATATTCTTCTATAAGAAGTCCAATACCTGTTAATTCAGAATCGTTGAAATCTACAAATTGATAATCAATGCCTTCTTTATACATCTTCTTCTTGGGTTTCCACCACAGGAGATTCTGTATCTTCTCCCATAATGTTACTATAAGCGATTTCATATTTTTTCTTCACATATTCCTTAAAGTCATTATCATTGAGTAGGTCTTTCCAGAATTCGTCTGTTTGTGTTTGGTCAAAACGAACACGGTCACCAATCTCTCCAGTCTTACGGTCAATCTTTGCATACCAACCAGGACTTGGTTTAGAAATAAAGTTACCTTCAATTGCAATATCAACAAGGCCAGAATATTTCTGAATACCGCCTTCAAAGGAAACAGCAATTGGTATCTTCGCCTTTTCTTTAGTATACCTTGATTTCTCAACATTAATAATAAAGTTATAACCTACAATCTCGGTACCATCTTTTTCTTGTTGACGGCCAAGGATATAAATGTTATCAGCCGAATAATAAGAACCTGTACCGCCACCAACGATGTCTTTAGGGAACATACCAATTTCTTTGTAAGTGTGATTCACTACAACCATTGGAATATCTTTAAGGTTTAGGTGTGGTGTTACCATACGGAACAAGGACTTAACTTGTTTCGCTCTTGACATATCTGCCACAGATTTGCCTTCAAGAGCATCTTCAACTTCTTTTTTAGATGCCAAATTGCCAATTGAATCTAAAATAATAATCAATTTATCACCACGATTTACTTCTTGAAGCTGTTGCATAATATCAAACTTCAATTGTTCAATGTCAGTTAATGGTGTATGTAAAACTCGTTCCATGTCAATTTGGAATGTTTCAAAGTATTTCACTGGTGTACCAAATTCTGAATCGTAGAATAACAATACCGAATCAGGATATTTGTCCATGTAAGATTTTGCCATAAGCAAACTGAATGCTGTCTTAAAGTGTTTTGATGGGCCTGCCCACATTGTAAGGCCTGGTGTTAAACCGCCATCAAGGCGACCTGATAATGCCACATTCACCATTGGCACATCGGTAGTAATCATATCTTTTTCGGTGAAGAACTTTGATTTGGAAAGGATAGAACTCTCTTTAATAGTAGAATTCTTTTTTAATTTATCTAGTATGCTCATGCAAACTCCTCAAATGTTTATATCGTATTATACAGTATATCTAGTGTGTATGTCAAGTGTTTTATTAATATTTACCGTTATGGATTACTTTTGTGATGAGGCACATCAAATACAAAAGTGATTCTTGTTTCATCACCAACATTCACGGTACCATGTGGCTTTTTATTATCAAACCAAAGAAGTGTGCCTGGTTCTACAATCACTTCGTCATCACCACAATGGTACTTATATCGGCCTTGTATGGAAAGATGGTATCTATCCTTGGTTAAGTAATATGTGCCTTGGTCAATATGTGTGCCTACTATTTCGCCAACAGGTAATGATAGAAAACCACATCGGCTAAATTTATGAAAATGTCTTTTAAGAAAACGAATCACTTCGGTATGATGGTCATATGCTGGTGTTTGCACACACAATTCGGTATTATAAGCGAATTCACTTGGGTGATTAACTGCACCCATAACCAATTGTAATACTCCAGCTGTAATGGTATATTCGTGTGGGTCTAATTGACTTGTGTTCACCAAACTCTTTTGTCCATTCCAATCATCAGCAAATTCTTCAAGTTGCTTTTTAATTTTAGAAACATTAATACCTGTTTTAATAATTCGTATATCAGCCAAAGAAACTCTCCAACGAATTTACTCTTTCAGCTCTCCAACCAATACAATCTAGGATAATTTGTAGTGGGTCAATAAAAGACTTTTGAAATTGTGTTTCATAATCAATAAATTCTTCTACACGGAATTCATTAGGCATTTTACTTGCAAAAGAAATAATATCAGTCTTAAAGATATTTGGTTCACGAAGGTAGATAAACTTAATCTTTTCACCATCTTGAATCTTTTGGTATTGTTTTGAAATATTCATTTGGTCAAGCATGTAATTATATACTAGGGCACCACGAACATGGATTGGAGTGCCTTTAGCCCAAATATGTTTGTTATCTCTATATTCATGGAGACCATTCATAGACCTAGGAAAAGCAATATCTTCCACAGGCATCTTTTTGAATTCATCACGGAAGTTTTCAATCATTGTATGTAATTGATTTTCATTACCTGTCATAATAATATATAACGCTTCTTTAATTTTATCACGACAAGCTGTAGGTGTGGATGATTTAATCGCTTCAAGGCCTGTAATCTTAATTTGTGGTTCGGTATATTGAACGCCTTCTGAATTATATACATTCATAATGTATCGTTTCTTGGCAGTCCAAATAGCTTTATCAGCCAAGTTTTCACGCTTCATCTTCATCTTTTGGCCATAAGCATGGACATAATCTGCCAATTCTTCGTATGATTTGTCAATATATGGTTGAAATTTATCTTCACATATTTTGTCCAAGAAGGCAATCACTTTGCTTGTATCAGAAGTGTCTTTGAATACTGAATTGACCAGAGGTTCAAGGTTCAAATAAACCGAATCAGTATCAATCGCAATTACAAAATCTTTGTTATCTGTCTTTAATAATTTATTAAGATACTCATTTAGTTTTCTTTCAATCCATTGAATACTTAATTGACCAGCCATGGTAATGCCTTCAGCTTGGCGTATGTCAAAGAATCGGAAGTATTCAGAACCCAAAGCGCCATATGCTGAATTCAAACATTCTTTTTTAGTGAGTTGTAGGTTTGCATAACGAGATATTAATGCACCATATTCTTTTTTGGCTTCTGGTGATGTAGCCACTTCATACTTCTTCTTGGCATCCAACATAGCATTTTTATATTTTGTTCGGTCATTATACATCTTTTCCAAAATCTCTGGTAAGAAACCTTGTTTGTTTGTTTTGAAGAACTGACCATTAGGTGTAATTGTTACACCTTCTAAATTACTCAAATCAATTTTTTGGTGTAATAGTTTTTCAACATTAACACCTTGTGAAAGAATATCTCTCATTCTTGGTGTGTAATCTTTTGGTTCAACAATAGCATCAGGTGCAATATTGTATTGCATCATTAAATGTGGATAAAGTGAGTTAAGGTCAAACGATGCTACCCATTTGAATAAACCAATTTGTGGGTCTTTGACATATGCGCCTTCATAAGCCTGATTCTTTTTAGATACAAACTTTGGCGGAACTACAATCTTTTTATGATAGAGATAATTATGTGCAATTGTATCCCACATACGAACTTGAGCGAAGATGTCATCATAATTTACTTTAGCATCATAAGCAATCGTAAGTGCCATTTCAATGAGGCGACCTTTTGCGTTTAACTTCTCAACAAGCTCAACATCTCGTATGTTATACTCAATAAACTTTTGATAATTCTTTTTATATAAGTCATGGAGATTATCATATTCAGTATATGCAATCTTTTGACCCACACCTTCAACTTGTGCAATATGGTCTAGGCGATAGGATTCTTGTGAACGATTAGGTGCAAACTTACGGAACAACCTCATATAGTCTAGTGTTACGCAACCTAGAAGCTCATAGATTTGAAATGAACGGCCATATAATGTATCTTCACGAGCATTCACTACACCCCATGGAGATAACTTTTTAGCTTCATCTTCACCAGATATTCTACTGATACGATTAACCAAATATGGAATATCAAAACCATAAATGTTCCAACCGGTCATCGCATGAGGAGATTTCTGTTGCCAGATAATTAAGAACTCTTTGATAAGAGTGTATTCATCTTTACAGAAAATATATTGAACATCATCACGGTGTTTTTCATAAACACCACAACCAAATGTATAATACATTGGGTCATTAGAGAATTTAACGGTAATAGCTGTGAGTGGTTCAGATGCTGTTTTAGGTTCGGGGAATCCGTTTTCAGAACCAACCTCAATATCAACATTGGCAATACAAAGATGTTCGTATTTCCAATCAATGATTTCTTCAGGATGCTGTTCAGAGATAAGAGCATACTGATACATGGTGTTACCATATATCTTGAAGTTATCTACTTCAGCATATCTCTTTACGAAGTCACGAGCTTCACGAATACTTTCAAACTTCATTGGGTCAACATATTCGCCATGAAGCGTTTTCCACTCTGTCGCCTTTTTAGATGGCAAATACAGAGTGGGTTTATAAGCTACTTTACGCTTGACTTGTTGACCGTTGGATATTCCACGATAAAGAATGTGATTGCCAAAAGTTATGGCACTTGTGTAATAATTTGACATTCAAGGAGTATATCACACTTTTGGAATAACTGAGGCAATTTCAATACCTGCACCAAATACTTTATTGTATTGGTTCTCTAATTCACGGACAGGTTCAGTAATACATAAAACATTGTCCATTGAAATTTTAATGCCTGATTTGAATTCAGAGGCAAACTCTAAAAATGGTGCAAAGCCCATTACAGGCCCTTCTTTTGTTGGTTGAACGATTACTTGAACAGGTTGCTTGATAATAACCTCATTCTTATCGTTACAATCAACTTCACCAATAAGTGTTTGTGTTGTTTTGAGTGTAATTAATTTTAATTTCATATTATAATCCAATTGTTAAACTTGCTGGTAAAACGCCGATAGTAACCCATCTTTTTGGGTATAACATCTCACGGCCCCTAAATTCATTCATATCATAAGTTGGGTCTTGAACCCATCCAACAACTTCAACCATGTTATCATATTCACGGAAGAATAAGTCATAACGGTCTGCACGAGGCATTTTGTGTTCAATGGCCAACTTCTTTGCTACTTCACGAGTATTCATTCTTTTCTTTCCTTAAATTCATAGAAAAAATCATTGTTGTTTCTGGCAGAATGTTTAGCGTTTTTTTCTACCGAATACAACTTTGACGCTATCTTAAAATCTGGTATTTTGAATTCAGGTACTGTTAAAGAAGCATCATAGAATAATGTTTTATTATTTGGTTGAGCAGCAAACTGTCCATTATCCAACTTAATAAAATTATAGCTCTTATGTTCTTCTACTGTTTCTGAAAATCCTGTATTCAAATAACCAGGGTCATTTTGGCAAAAATCTACGGTGAACATGTATTCACCATAATGCCATTTTCTGTCTTTGTCCAAGAATTTACATTTCAACATCCGCAAATTATCTTTTTCAATGACAGTAAAATTATAACTCAAACAGTCCCAAATTTGCAAGTAATCCAAAGGTAATGTTGCATTTTTAAGGTCTATTTGCCTTGATACAAAAGCATGTAAAGGAAGTTTATCATAAATGGCGCCATAGTTGGGCAATAGTGCTTCAATACGAAATGCTTGGTTCTTAATACACTTCATTGAAATCCAAATACATGGTTCGTATTCGCCATGGCCTTTTTCAAAGTCATAGAGAAACTCTTTCTTTACATAGCATTGAATTGGTGGTAAATTGTGGACTAGGAATGCCATTATGCTTTCTTATCTAATTCGTATTGATAGGTTCTTTGACGAAGCTCAGTAGAACTAAAACGATGTGTCCTTGAATTGTATATTATATCTATGTTACGGTCAACACAAATTTGCTTACCGGTGAAATCTTTACCGTGATATTCTTCACCGATGAATCTTTTATTGAGTGGTAGAAACATGAGTAAGTCTTCAAGGTCTCTTTCAGTTTCATATACAATAATTTCATCAACATATTTTACAGCTGATAACTGAACATACCTTTCAACGATTGATTGAACTGGTTTGTTTTTGGTTTGTGGTCTATCAATAGCTGGGTTAGTTTGCAAACCACAAATAAGATAATCACATTGAGATTTAGCTTCCGCTAACATTAGAATATGACCCGCATGAAGCAAATCAAAAGTTGATGCTGTGAATCCTGTAATTCTATTCATTATAAAACTCCAAAATAAAAAACCCCACCGAAGTGGGGTTTTGCGTTGTAAGAACAATATTACTTGTTCATTACATACATGGTCACTTCAAAGCCAAAACGCATTTCTTGAGCTGATGGTGTTGTCCACATGTTATTTCTCCTTAGATTGATAAATTTTTAGTTTATAATCCAAATCGTTAGAGATGCAATATAAACGCAAAGGTCTAACTTGAGTTTTATCGTTAGTTTTTTACACTAACATCCAT